GTTCGTCTTGGCCGGCGCGAACACCTTCAGGCCGGTGCCCGGGGCGCCTCCGTTGCCTCTCGTGCTCTGCCAGTACCCGGCGCCGGCGTCATTCCACCAGCCCATCCGCGCGTCCCAGCCGATGGCCATCTTGTTGCCGTCGAGGGTGCTGTTCCAGTCGTCCTCCAGCATGAACAGCAGCCGCGCGTGCATGACGCTGTGCGTCACCAGCGGTGGGCGCAGCGGGTCGGTGCGATCGGCCGGGTTGAACTGCAGATACCGGCCGTAGCTGCTGCGCTTCAGCGGTTCTGATGCGGTGCCCTGGCGGAAGCGCCCGCGCAGCATCATCGTGCCTGGGTGGTCCGGGTCCGGCAGCACCTCGGCGGTGTCCTGGAACTCGGCGGCAACGCGCTCCTGCTGGTCCGAAAAGTCGCCGGCCCACAGCACCGATGGGTGGTCGCGCAGCGCGGCCTCGCCGATGGCGGCGATGCCCGGCACCGGCGCGGCGTGGCTGGCGCCGACGATGATCAGCGGCAGCTGGGCGCGGAAGGCGCGGATCAGCGGCTTGGCCGTCGTGGTGGCCTTGGCCTTGCAGTGCAGGTGCATGGTGGCCGACTTCACGGCGCCCTTGACGTCGCGCAGATCCCACCGCGCGATCGCCGTTGCATTGGCGGCCACGCTGCCGGCCTGCGTGCTGTTCTGGCCCTTGGATGTCGATGTCGACCACTTCGCGTAGGCCTGCAGTGGCGGTGTGAACGCGCCTTCGCTGGTCTCGATCTCCAGCCGTGGCGGGTTGCCGGACAGGCGGCCAGAGAAGGTGACGCCGACCGTGTCGTCGGTGCGCAGCAGCACGCCCATGTGCTCGCCGCGATCCACGTCGGCAGCGATCAGCGCGGTGATGTCGAAGGGCCACCAGCCGACAGCGTTGACACGCTGCTCGTCGAATGCCGCGGCGCCCTGCGGCACGCCGGCTGCGTCCGTCCAATCGCCAACATCGGGGTTCTGCCAGCGCAGCAGCAGGTGCTGATTGCTGTGGGCGCGGGTCGGGCCGTCGCCGGTGTCGCCCACCAGGTACTGCTCGATGTCGCTCGCCGTGGGCGGCACTGGTGGAGGAGATGGCGCCGGCGGCTCCGGCTCCGGTGCCGGCGCGGGAGCCGGCGCGGGCGGTTCTGGCGCAGGGCTCGGCGCGGGCACGGGGCCCGGCGCTGGCACCTCGAGCGCGTCTGCGACCGCCAGAATTTCGGCCGCCGCCGCGCGCAGGCGGTCTACGTGGGCGGCCATGGTGCCTAGCCCGCCTTGCTGGCGTCGATCGCCGCCTGCAGCTCGGCGATGGCCGTCGACAGGCTGGCGTCCAGCGTGCCGGCCACGTCCACCTCGGTGCTGCCGGCGGCCTCGGCATGCTCGATGCCGGCGTTGAGTGCATCGCGCAGCACGCGCGCTTCGTCGATCTTCATTGCGTGCTCCCGGTGAGGTGGCCGATGCGTGCCAGCGCCGCCTGGGCGCGCTTGAGCTCGCCCGGCGAAGGCTGGCGCTTGTCCACGCACGCGGCGCGCGCAGCGGCCTGCACCTCGCGCGCGGCGTCGGCCACGGCCTGGGCCTGGGCGGCGTCGATCTGCCCGGCGCGCAGCTGGCGCGTGGCGGTGTTGACGCCGACGATGGCGCGGGTCTGCAGCGGCGCCACGGCGGCCTCGCAGGGGTTGGTGGCCAGCGTGCCGACGGCCTGGATGGACACCGGCGGTGCGCTCTTGGGCGAGGCCAGGTCCACCGCCGGGGGCGTGCTGCACGCCGCCAGCGCAAGCGCGCTGCACACGATCAGGAAGGCGCGTTTCATGGGCGCCTCACTGGATGGTGAAGGTGAGCGCGCCGATCGCAAACGACACGGTGTCGCCCGAGTTGATCGTCTTGCTGGTGGTCAGCGCCTGGCACAGCACGATGTTCGAGCTGCTCATGACGAAGAAGTGCGTCACCGTGCCCCAGCCCGCGCTGGGCGTGGCGAAGTTGATGGCCACGTTGTTGCTGGTCTGCCCGCCCGTGCCGCTGGACGCGCTGGTGCTGCCGGCCGACTGCGTGCCGGCCCAGTTGGCCAGCGAGCGCGTGACGCTGACGCGCGCATAGCTGCCGCCCGAGACTTCGGTGCCGACCGAAGAATCGCTGCAGGCCGCGGTGCTGAGGCCGACGTCGAGCGTGGAGTTGATGGTCCAGGTCTGGGCCCGGAACAACTGGTCGATGAGGTTGTTCTCGGCCCAGTCGGCCAGCGACTGCGCGTGCGCCGGCACCGCTGCCAGCAGCGCGGCGGTGGACAGGATCAGCAGCGCCGCGGCGCGTTGGATGTGCTTGATCACGATGGTGGCTCCGTGTGGGGGAATGGATCGGGAGCCCCATGCTGGCCGGTGGCCGCGGACAATCTAAGGGGGGCGCGGTGGCGCCGGCAGGGCTAGACCTGGTTGCGGTCCATCATCTCCACCAGCTCGGCCTTGCTCTGCTGCATGGCGCGCTGTATCAGCGCCACCGTTTCGGCCCGATCGGCGGTGCCGTCGATGCGGATGCTGACGTTCTGCACAACGCTGCGCCCGCCGCCGCCTGAGCTGCCGCCGCCGCGGGCTGCCGGCGTCACCTGCCCGTCCTGCGCGCCCATCATCAGGTAGCTGCGGTTGCCGACGCTGATGACCTCGGGGCCTACTTCGTTTATGGGGTGCAGCGACCCGCGCTCGGCGCGGCCGCCCTTGGCCAGCGGCACGCCCATGGGGATGCCGTAGCCGACGCTGCTGGCGATGCTGCCACCGCCACCCAGGTTGACGCCCAGCAGGCCCAGCAGCCCGCCCACCGGGCCGCCATTGCCGCCGTCCCAGGCCTGGTCCACCAGGTACTGGATCGACGGGCGCAGCACGAGGTTGGCAAACTGCGCCTGCAGCTCGCGGCGGAAGATCTCGGCGTAGGTGGCCCCGTCGCGGAAGCCTTCCATGATGCCGTCGGTGATGCTGTCGGCCAGGCCTTCCTGGCGCTGTTTGTTCTCCTCGAGCTCCTTCTGCCGGGTCTCGACGACGTACTTGTCCTGCTGCAGGCCCTTGCGCCGCTCCAGCAGATCGATCTGCTGGCGCAGCGCGGTCGCTTCTTCGGCGTAGGCGGGCAGGCCTTCGATGCGCGCCAGGTGCGCGCTGCGGTCGGCAATCTCGGCGTCGGTCTGCGCCTGGCGCCGGGCCTGCAGGCCCTCACTGCTCATGCCGACGGCGGCGGTTTCGTCGGCCAGCGCGGCGTTGCGCTGCTCCATGCGCTCGCGCTCGGCATAGGCGGCCTTGGTGGCGGCGTCGCGCTCGGCGGCGAACTGGCGCTCGAGCTGCTCGCGCGCCTTGAGCTCCTCGCGCTGGGCCTCCACGGCGCGCATCTGGCGCGTGGTGCTCTCAACCTCGCTGCGCAGCTGCTCGGCGCGGCGCTGGCCGATCTTGCCCTGCACCTCGTCGATCTCGCGCAGCAGCTCAATGCGGAAGCGGTCGGCCTGGCTCAGCTGGTCGCCGGCGGCCAGCTCGGCCTGGGCCAGCGCCAGGCGGCGCTGGATGCTGTCTTCCAGGCGGTCGGCGGGGTCGGGGCCTGGTTTCTTGTCGCGCTCCTTCTCGCGCGCGGCGATGGCGTCGCGCGTGGCCGCGGCCTGGGCGGCCTGCAGGTCGGTGGAGCGGCGTTCGAGGCGCTGCAGTTCCTGCAGCTCGGCCTGGCGCTGGCGCAGGGCTTCGCGGCGTTGTTCGGCCTGCAGCGGGTCGCGCCCGCGCTGTACCGGCAGCGATAGGGCCTGGTTCACCGCGTCGAGCTGCTGCTGCAGGGTCTGCTCGCGGCCCAGGTCCAGTAGGGCGTCCTTCACGCTCTTGACGGCGCCCAGCACGCCCAGCCAGCCCTGCTCTACCCAGCCGACCTGCTTGACCAGCTCTTCGATGCGCGGCTTCGTGGCGTCCAGCAGCGCGTGCTGCGCCAGCGCGGCGGCTTCGCTGGCGCGGCCCTGTTTTTCCAGCGCGCGGATCTGCTCGTACAACGAGACCGTCAGGAAGTTGGTCGTCTTGTTCAGCTCGACACTGGCCTTCACAGGCGACTCGCCCAGCCGCACGAAGTTGCGGATGGTGGTGTCGACAGCCACGCCGCCCACCTGTTGCAGCTGCAGGGCCTGTTGGGTGACCTGCTGCAGATGCTCCCGCGCGACCTGGCCGCTGGCCGTCAGCCGCGCCAACAGTGCCGCCGCCTCGCTCTGGGTGCCTGCGCCCAACTGCCTTACACCGCGCGCCATGTCGGCCAGCATGCCGGTGGTCACGCCGGCGGCGTTGCCCGTCAGCACGATGGCACTGCGATACGCCGACGCCTCTTGGTTACCCTGCACGTAGGCCGAGCCCAGCACCAGCGCCGCGGTGGCGGCAATGCCGAAGGCGCCACCCATGCCCAGCACGGCGGTGCGCATGGCAGCCGGTACCGGCAGGCCAGCGGTGGCTTCGTTGGCCGCCTCGCGCAGTGCGCCGCTCAGCACGTTGGCGCCGCTGGCCGCCTCGCGCGAGCCCTTCGCCATGTCGGGCAGCTTCTTCGACACGTTGTCCAGGCGGTTGCCCAGGCGATCGCTCGCGTCGCCCGTCAGGTCGAAACCCTTGGTGGTCTCGACCACACCATTGGCGCGCAGCCGTATGCCAAGCTCTTCTTCAGCCATGCCATGCCTCCAATGCAGCCTGCTCCATCTCCACCAGCTGCCGCCACAGCCGGCGCGGCTTCTTCAGCCGCTGCAGCTCGATGGCGGTGCGCGCGGCCTCGTAGCGCAGCCCGTCCAATGCACCACTCAGCGGCCGGCGGTGCCACTGCCCCTCGAGCTGCATGAACAGCCGCACCACCGGGCGGTTCTCGGGCCAGACGATCAGCGGGCCGTCGTCGTCGGCCTCGCCCTCGTCGGGCTCCTGCGCCGCCAGCCACTGCTGCGCCTGGTCGGCCGGCACGCCCAACTTGCGCAGCTCCTGCGCGCGCTGGTCGTCCACCCGGCCGCGGCGCAGGCTGGCCACCCAGCGCGCCGCGGCCTCTAGGCGTTTTTTCGGGCGGCCGTCCCGCTCATGGCTGCCAGGTAGGTGACGACGATGGCGGTGCGCACCACGGGCGCGCGCAGCAGCTGGTCCAGCGCTTCGGGGCTGAAGGGCACTTCGGCGCCGTGTTCGTTGCACAGCTTGCGCCAGCCGCGCACCACGCGCCGGCAGATCTGCGCATCGCTGGGCACGGCTTCGCCTTCGGCCAGGCCGATGCCGCGCATGGCGTCCAGCTCGGGCTGCTCCACGGGGGCGAACAGCAGGTCCAGCCCGGCCACGGCGTAGTCGTTGTCGGTGGGCGACGGGATCTGCACCGTCCACCAGAACTCGGGCACCGTGGCGCCCAGGATGAACAGCGGCTGTTGCTTGGCGTCGCTCATCAGGTCACCACCAGGCTCATTTCGTCGTTGCCGGCGGTGTTGCGCGCCAGGTGCAGGTCGCACTCGAGCATCAGCGTGCCCTTGTCGTACTTGGGGCTCGGCTTGAACAGCTGGGCCTTGGGCGCCGACAGGGTGAGGATGTTGCCGGCCGCAGCACCATGCACGATGCTCAGCGCCGATGCGGTGGCGTTGGTGCAGATGCCCGCGGCGCCCAGGAAGTTGGCCTCGGCGATGAGCGGCAGCTCGAACATGGCTTTGCCGGCCACGTTGCGGTCGGCAATGATCACGTCCTGCCGGTTGGTGCGGTTGCGGTACTGGACGTCGTTGCCCAGGTCGATGTTGAAGCTTTCCAGCCGGATCGAGTAGGCGCCGAAGCTCACCGTGGTGTTGCTCTGGTTCACCGCCAGCGGCCGCGGGATGGTGGGCATGGTGGGCACGGGCATGACCACGTCGGTCATGGGCACGTTCAGGCCGATGAACTTGAAGCTGGCCACCGGCGCCTTGCGCGCGGTGAAGCTGAAGTTGACGCTGCCGCGCATGCCGATCATCTTCTGCAGGATGCCGTCGTTGTAGGCGTAGATGGCGACGGCCTCTTCGCCGGTGCTCACCAGGCTGTAGGTGACGTTGCTGCCGGCGTTGATGGTCTGCGCCATGCCGCAGGCGCGCAGCAGCACGCCCCAGTTGGGCGCGGTGCCGGCGGGTGCGCCGCCGCCGCACAGCAGCACGTCGAAGCTCATGCTGCACCAGGTGGCTCCGACGATCTTTTCGCCCTTGCTGAAGTTGGGCATGACGCGGTTGTCGTCGTCGGTGTCCATCTCCAGCGGGTTGAACTGCAGGTTCTGCACCACCACCACGTTGGTGGTGTTGGTGGGCACGGGGTCGGTGTCGTAGGCGGTGTGGATCTTGGCCAGCACGACGTTCAGGTTCTTCATGGCGCTTGCTCCTCGGGCGCGGCGTCAGCGCCGGGCGGTGCGGTGGGGGTGTCCAGGGTGCGTTCCAGCAGCTGCAGGCTGCCGTCGGCCTGGCGGATGTAGCTGCCGCCGTACTGGGGCTGGGGCAGCTCCAGCTCGGTCTGCTGCGGGGCACTCGGCGGGGCTTTGGGCTTGGCCATCACGGCTCCTTCGGGGGTGGGTTCAGGGTGATCTGGATGCCCAGCTTCTGCTTCACCAGCAGCAGCAGCACGTCGATGAAGCTGGCCACGCCCATGCCGCTGAAGATGCTCAGCCCCACCAGGAAGGCCAGGTCCTGCGACAGGGTGCTGAAGCTGAGCATGAACACGGCCGAGCCCCAGGCGCTGCTGTGCAGCGCGGTGCCGACGATGACGCGGGTGGTGAGCCGCTCGTTGCTGCGCAGCAGCAGGCCCAGGGCCAGCAGCGATGCGCCGCTGCCGCCGATGAGCGCGAACAACAGCCACAGGCTGCTGTCGTCGATGGCAGTCTGGAGCTTGTGCAGGAAGGTCGGGTTCATAGGTACAGGGCGCGGGCGCTGAGGACGATCCAGGTGTATGGGAAGTCGAAGCCGCGGCTGTAGACCACGTCGTCGGGGTACACGGCATCCAGCGGTTCGGGCTTGATGGCCTGGAACCAGGCCAGCAGCTCGGCTTCCATCTCGGCTTCGTTCTTGATCACCTCGCGCGGCGTGGCGTTGTCGTCGACGCGGCCGTAGCCGACGATGACGAAGCCGAGCGTGCCGTCCTGGCCTTCGCGGCCGCGGTGGTCGGCCCAGTCGCGCTTGCCGGTGGGGATGAGCGTGTACACGCCCTGGCGGCATTTGGCGTCGCCCAGGGTGGCCGGGTCCTGCAGGCCCTGGTCGAACAGCCGCGCGGGGTACAGGGCGGCCAGCGAGGCCTCGGCGGCGTCGATGAAGTCCTGCGTCAGCGACGGGGTGATCATGCGGCACCGCCTTCCAGCGCGCGGTGGACGGCGGCGGCCAGGTCGCGCGGCACGATCTCGCGGAACTCGGCCGCGGTGTCTTCGATGTAGGTGTCGGGCTTGATGCCGCGCGCCTTGACGTAGCGGCTCAGCGCCATGTAGCGGTCGCGCAGCTCGAGCTCGTGTCGCACGGCCGCGGCGCTGCCCCGGCGCGGGCGGGTGAAGGTGCCGCCGCCGGGCGGGTGAGCCTCCAGCCAGGCCACGATCTGCGCGGCGGCCGGGTCGAAGAAGCGCGGCAGGCCCCTTCCCGGCTTGCGGCCCTTGGACACCCACTTGGCATAGTCGGTGTGCGGGCCGACGAACCACTCGAACGTGCTGCGCTCCTCGAAGCGCACGCTGTTGGCCAGCAGGGTGCGGAACTTGGGCGAGGCCAGGCGCATGGCCGCTGCGACGCGCTCTGAAAGCAGCCGCAGCTCGGCACTCAGCTCGCCACGCACACGCTGGGCGGCGGCGTGCACGCGCACCGCCACCACCCCGGCGTTGTGCTCCAGCGTGATGTAGCTCACCGCGCCTTCTCCCACTCAGCCAGCAGCTCGCGGTACAGCGCCGCGGGGGTGCTGTTGCGCGGCTGGCCGCTGTGGCCGTCGCGCAGCTGCACGGGCTTGTTGATGTTGCGCATGCTCAGCTCGCGCATGGCTTCGGCCTGGGCACGCAGCAGCAGCAGCGGCCGGTCGGGCGCGGCCAGGGTGCTGCCGTTGGCGTCGGCGCTGTGCGTGCCGTAGTACCAGAAGCGGAAAGTGCTGCCGTAGGCGTCGAGGTGGGCCTGCGTGGGCGCGGGGTCGAACACCAGCGACCAGGCGCTGCCTTCGTTGACGGCAGCCACGCGCGGCAAGGCGCCGGGGTGGCACGGCAGCCAGGGCCGGATGACCTTGCCGCCCCACTGGTGCGTCTTGTACTGCGCAAAGTCGGGCAGCGACAGCGGGTACAGGTCCTGCCCCGCCACCAGCGTGACGCTGCCCAGCAGCGTGCGCGGCCGCTTGGCCTGCATGCCGGTGAAGGCGATGGCCAGGAAGCGCTTGAAGTCGGCATCGGGCACGGACGCGTCGTCGAACACGCCCGCGGCGTCGTGCAGCGAGCGCTTCAGATCGGCGACCAGGTCGGCCTGGCTCATGCTGCCCGGCATGGTGGCGTCAGTCCTCGCCGCCCTCGGAGCCTTCGCCACCGGCGGTGCGCTTGGCGCGCTCGAGCTTGAGCTCCGCGATGGCGGCCAGCAGCGTGCTGCGCGGCCTGGCAGCCTGGCCTTCCAGCGTGGCCAGCTGGTCCAGCGTGTCGGTGCCCAGGGCTTCGAGCTGGAGCAGCAGCTCCTTGACCGGCGTCTTGAGCAGCTCGCGCAGGTTGGCCAGCAGGTCGGGCTCGGCGGGCGCGGCTTCCGGGGCGTCGCCGGCTTCGGGCGGCAGGAACAGCTCGTCGACCTCGCGGCCTTCGCCGGGCGGGATCATCACGCCGCCGGCGAACACGACGCCGGCGGTGGGGTTGTGGATGTAGCGCTTGGACATCGGGGGCTCCTGCCCCCGTGCCGGCCCGTTGCGGGCCCCCAGCGGGGGCGGTGGTGTGGTTGGATCAGGCAGCCCGCGCCACCCGGCCGGTGGTGCTGTACAGCACCAGGCTGGTGTTGGCGTTCTTCAGCTGCGTGGGCGTGTGGCAGGCCAGGAACTGCTCGCCATAGCCGTCCTGCGCGCCGACGAAGAAGCCGCTGCCGTCGCGGGCCTGCTGCATCTCGGCCATCTGGAACGGGCGCATCATGCGCAGCCGCGTGTTGCCGCGCTGGCCGACGATGATGCGCTGGTCGGCCGTGTCCAGGCCCGGCGCGCGGGTGTTGAACGCGCTGATGCCCTTGACGACGCCGACGCTGCCGTCGGGCGACAGCCCGGTGCCGGGCCGCGAGCTGTTGGCCTGGAAGGTGGTGGCCTGGCCCAGCGCGTTGTCCACCGCGCCGCTCATCAGCAGCATGTTGGCGGTGTAGTAGCGGTCGTTCTCGATGACCACTTTGCGCGCGCCGATCTTGGTGAGCAGCGCGTCGTAGCAGCCGGCCACGGTGGCCGGGCTGTAGCCGCCGACGTCCAGGTCGTGCTTGGCCACGTTGGTGGTGTACCGGTAGGTCACCACCAGCGGCCAGGCGTTGGTGGGCGTCTGCAGCACGCCCAGCTCGTTGACGAAGCGGATCTCGCCCAGGTTGTAGTCCATCACCCAGTACAGGCCGGCGCTCAGCGTGACGCCGGACACGTATTCGGTGCGGGCCACGCTGTTGAGCGTGACGGTGATGGGGTTGACCACGCTGCCCACCAGCGCGCCCTTCAGGTCGTAGGTGGCGCGCGGGCGCACCACCGGGAACTGCGTGAGCACGAAGATCTTGTTGGTGCCGTTGACCTGCGCGGTCAGCGTGTCGTTGCCGGCAGCGTGGCTGGCTTCGTCGGCGCTGCGCAGCACCTCGTTCTGGATGATCTTGTCGGTGTCTTCGCTGGTGATGCGGATGACGTTGCGCACGTTCTCGGCCAGGGGGTCGAAGTCGATGGGCGCCGCGGCCAGCAGGTAGCGCATTTCGTTGCTGAGCTTGAAACCCAGCTTCTGCGGGATGGGGCGGGCTTCTTCGAAGGTCTGGATCACGCCGGCGTTCTTGATGGCCTGCAGCTCATAGGTGCGCAGCTGCGCGGCGCCGGCGGCGGTGGTGTCGCGGTAGCTGTAGGGGATCTGCGCGATCGAGGCCATCGGGTGCGTGCCCACGTCGACGAAGCTCAGGCCCGTCAGCTGGTACAGCGCTTCGCGCAGCACGGTGCGCTCGAAGACGGCGGGCACGCCGAAGTCACCGATCTGGCCGGTGCCGGCGGCCAGCAGCTTGTGCTCGCTGGCCAGGCGGTGGCCGTTGATGTCGTCGTACATCGCCAGGCACTTCTCGGCGTAGGCCTTGTTCTTGGCCAGCAGCACGCCGCCGGTGCGCTCGTAGCGGTCGGCATCGGCCATGCCGGCGATGCCCAGGCGCTTGTCGATCTCGGCCTGCAGGGCCTTGATCTGGTTGCCCGATTCGACGGTGATGTGCACGCTGCCCGACGGCGGGCGGTAGCCCAGCCCGGCCAGCTGCACGGCGGCGCTGACCTTGCCGGCCTGGCCCAGCGCGAAGGTGGCCAGGGCCTTGACCTGGTTGTCCGACAGTTCCTTGGTGACCAGCGGCTTGAGCTCGTCGACGATGGCGGCCTTGGCGTCGTCGGACAGGGTCTTGCTTTCGCCGACGGTGTCGGACAGCAGCTTGACCTTGCCCGCCAGCGTGGTGGCGTCGGCGGCTGCGGCGGTGTCGCGCGCGGCCAGGGCCTTGGCGACGGCGGCGCCGATGGCGTTGTCGTCGACGTTGCCCACCTGCAGGGTGATGGCGGCGCCGGGGGCGGCCTGGCCCAGCTGCTTGAGCTGGGTGTGCAGCGCTTCGCCGGCGGCGGTGAAGGTGTCGACCAGGGCCAGGCACTTGGCGTCGTCGTCGGCGGCGGCCTCGAGCTGCTTGAGCGCAGCGTCGAGGATGGGCTTCATCTGGGCTTCGGTGAGGCCTTGCGCCAGCAGTTTTTCGCGCAGGGCCTTCAGGTGCTTGTTCATTGCGGACTCCAGGGTCTTGAACAGATTGGGGTGGATGGCGAGCTTGGTGTCACCGTCGTCGTCGTCGCCTTCAGCGAGCTGAATGCGGTCCAGGTTCTTGATGACGGGGCGCAGGGTCAGGCCGGCGCCGAGCAGCACGCAGCCGTGGCCGTTGCCTTTTTCGTTGTCGTGCCAGTCCTCGTGAAAGTCGGCCGACAGGTAGGCGAAGCCCTTCTTGCGCACGGCCTCGACGCCGAACTCCGTCCAGGCCAGCAGGGCACGCAGCCGGCCGCCGTCGACGGCCAGCTTGAGCACCTGCGCTGCGGCGCCGTTGGTGTGGTTGTGGGCCACGTCGATGAACACGTCCTGTCCCAGGACGCGTGCGTCGAAGTTGGCGACCATCTGCTGCAGCATGGCCAGGGTGATCTCGAACTTGCCGTAGCGCGGGTCGGTGAAGGTGCCCGTCCGGGTCACCGTCTGCCACGACTGCTTGACGCCTTCGGCCAGCTCGATGGGCAGCGACAGGAAGCGCACCCGTCCGGATGCGCCGTCACCCTCGGCCAGAAGAATGCGGCGTGCCGGCCGCGGTGCGACCAGGCACGCCAAAGCCCCGATCAAGGGCAAGATACAACCACGGACCTTCATGCTGCGCGATGGTGCGCAGCACGGGCGGACAATCTAAGGGGGGCGCCGTGGCGCCCTGCGCTGGGCTACTTCCCTGTCCAGCCCAGGCGCGCATATTCGCGCGCCTCTTGCTCGGGTGTCAGTCCGTCGTCCGCCAGGTGGGCCACGGCTTCGGCCAGGGTGGCGAACACCATCAGATCGCCGACTTCCCAGTTGTCCTCGATGCGGGCGATGGCCTCGTCGAGGTCCTGCTGCGTCTCGATCTTGTGCAGATCGAGCAGGCAGCATTCAGCCTGGTAGTAGCCGAGCTGTGGGGCGGGGAATCTGGGCTGGCTCATCGCCTCGTTACCCGAAAGATCGACTCCATGATGGCGAGCTGCTGCTCGGCTGTGTAGCCGTTGAAGACGCCCGCCTCGATGGCCGCGTCAAGCTCCGCCCCGTTGACGCGCAGCGCTTCCTCATCGAAAGCGGCCTTGTCGTCGTCGTCCATCCAGTCTTCGTGCCAATTGGCGAGGAAGCGCTTGATGGTGTCGTGGTGCTTCAGCCGGGGCGGGCTCATGGCGTGCATCCTACGCCGCGGACCGCTCTAGGCCCCAGCGGCGGGCCAGCGGCACGCGCGGGATGGTCAGGGTGACGGTTCGCAGCTTGCCCGGGACGGGGAGCCAAACAAGTGAAGGCCCTGGTGAGAAATTGCCGGGGCCTTTCTTCATGGGCTGGTCGATATTGACGTTCGGCATCAGAACAGAAGGGTTGATCATGAAGAACGTAGCTCCCGAGGTCACAACCGAGTTCTTGCAAGCCTTCGCCGACGCCTGGAATCGCCATGATGTCGACGCTCTCATGGAATTCATGACGGACGACTGTGTGTTCGAAGCCTCCGCAGGACCGGACGTCTGTGGCACTCGCTACGTGGGTCGCGACGCTGTCCGAACTGGCTATGCAGAGGTGTGGAAGACCTTTCCCGATGCACACTGGGGGAACGCGCGCCATCTTGTGCAGGGTGATCGCGGCGTATCGGAGTGGGTCTTCACGGGAACCGGAGCATGTTCGAGCAAGCCTTTCTTGCTGCGGTCGAGGCGAAGCCCCAGCTCACCGATCGCGAGAAGCTGGCCTACTCACTTTTTAATGCTTCGTTCTTTCGCGAGTCTGCCGACAGCCGCTTCCTACTTCTCATGATGGCGGTTGAAGCCCTGCTTGACCCAGCTCCCCGCTCGGACACTGAGCGGGCGCACGTTGAGTGGCTGATTCAGAGCACACGAGACGCTGCACTGTCTGTCGAAGCTCGCAATTCAATGGCCGGCGCGCTTCGGTGGCTGTTGAACGAGTCAATCTCGCAAGCGGGGCGCCGACTTAGCGCTGACCGTCTCGGCAACCGAACCTACATGGACATGCCTGCCAGCAGGTTCTTCTCCTACTGCTACGGCCTCAGAAGTGCGCTTGTTCATGGAAGTACGCCTTACCCGACCTTCGACACAGTATCTATAGCCGTAGGCAAGCTCGAAGTCTTTGTCTCTGACCTACTCACTGTTCCAGTGCTCGGCGCTCCCAACGGAGCGTAGGCACAGAGGGTAGCCCGAGAATACGGATCAGAGGGGGATCATCCTGAAGTGATCAAGACAGACATAGTGTTCCTTCTCGGCGCAGGTGCGAGCAGACCTTTTGGCTTTCCGACAGGCGCAGAGTTGCGGCGCCGAATCTGCAGCGACCTCAGCCGTGGGCAATCGCCCTTCGCTCGACTCTGCGAGTGCGGCCATTCGGACGAAGATATTGAACGATTTCGTGCCTCTTTCGAACAGTCAGGCATAGCCTCGATCGATGCGTTCATCGCATTCAGACCGGAGTTTCAGACCATCGGGGAGCACGTGATCGCGGCAATGCTCATTCCGATCGAAAGCAGCGCGAACTTGGCGAAGGGCGATTGGTATCACCTTCTTTGGAACGAGATGCTTGCCGGCGCTTCGACGCCTGAAGACCTGCTTCGAAACAAGGTCCGTTTCGTTACGTTCAACTACGACAGGTCGCTGGAGCAGTATCTCTACGACGCCATCCTCCACACGTTCGGCCTCGCTCCCAGGGTGGCCTTCTCATACTTGTTACAGATCCCAATTCAGCATGTGTATGGGTCACTTGGGGAGTACACGGAGGAGAGCGGCTATCGGTACAGCTTGCTGAAAGACGAAGACCACAAGCGTTCGATACTTGCCGCGCAGACATCCATCAAAACCGTGCCGCTGGTGCGCGGACCTACCGATGACATCAGCGCGAAGTGGCTCGCTGACGCCGAGAGGGTCTTTGTGCTCGGGTTCGGGTTCGATTCGACCAACTGCGCACGCATTGGGCTCAGAGATGCATGCAGCGCCACGGCAGATCGACACACCAGGCCGATCTTCGCTTCGGCCTACCAACTCACGCAGGCGGAGAAATGGCGGTGCGACACGAACTCCAGCCGCCAAGGACCAGGCCTGCAATGGACCAACGGTGACTGCCTCACGCTGCTGCGCGACAAGCTCGACA